AGAATTCGAAAAGAAAGTTGTATATGAAAATTAACAAAAAAGCTTTGGAGCTGATCGAAAAAGGATTGTCCGCAAAAACTGTGAGTAAGTTAACAGAATCACAAGTCGAAACTCTTCACACAAAATTGTTCATATCAGAACAAGTTACTGAAATACCCGCTAAAAAAACTTATAAAGTAGGACCTAAAGGTGGTAAAATAGGTAATGTTGTTGTTTCACAAGACCCTAACACAAAAGAAGTTATGGTTACTGCGGAAGAGGGTGAAATGAAAGAAACTGAAACAGATGATGTTACAGACAAAAACGCTTTAGGTGCAGACGCACTACAAAATCTTACAGGTCAAGAAGCCCCTCATGATGCTAATGATATGGCACCTGATGGAATGGATGATGATTCGGATGATAACAGAAATATGATGGGAATGTCTGAAGCAAAGAAAAACAAACCAAACCCATGGGCTATTTGTCATTCCCAAGTTGGACCAAAAAAATCTAGAAAATGGGAAAGATGTGTAAAAGAAGTAAAAAAACAGTTGGGAGAAGGAAAAAATCCTGTATCTTTGTTTATTGAATCTCAAATTATGAAAATAGTAGAAAAAAACTTACCTCCAAGAATCACCAAGGGTGATTTGATAAGACATTTGTCTGAACAAGGTCCTGCTACGGCACCAACAAAACCAGCAACAAAACCAACTACAAAACCAGGTACAAGACCAAGACCAAAACATCCTGGTCAAAATCCAAACCCTGGAGTAAACCCAGCACCTAAGGCAGGAAAGATTTCTCCTGAAGACGCTAAGGATAAAGTGATTGACGTAATTTTAAACCTATTGAAAAAATAAAATGGCAAAGATTAAAGAACAAATAAATTACGGGGACAGACCTGAAAGAATGGACCCAAGGTTAGAAAGAAAATTAGCTAGCCCTGAAAGTTTATACGCTCAGAATCCTGCCATGAAAAAAGGTGCACAGGATGTACAAAGATTAGTTAGTTCAAGATTTGGAAAAGTTGCGGACAAATTAAAACAAGTTACAGGTATAGAAGATATTAGTTCTCAACAAGTTCAAGGTATGGTTTACCAAGAAATGATGAGAAAACTTCCTGCAATTATGAGAATTGAGGCGGCACATAGAGAAGAGTTGGAAGATTTAGCAAAGGAGGCTTCATTAGAAGAAACTGAGGTTCCTGAGGATTGGTTTGAAATTGAGGCTAGATTGAATAGAGATGGTATCGATACTTCTGACTTTAGATATCAAGAAGAAAAACCTGAGAAAAAAGAAAAACCTGAGATGCCAGAAATTCCATCGTTCGATGTTGAAGATTTGACCGACGAGGAAATTTTAGAATTAGAAAAACATAAGAGAAATATCATCAACGCAATTGTTCAAGGAGCTGCAAAGAAAGGACATTATATTTTTCAAAAACCTGATGTCAAAGCAAGATTAGACGCAATCAACCCTTCTTTGTACAGAGATTATTTGGGTATTATGGCAATCAACGATTTCATGTATTTTAGTATGGAACAAATGATTGAAATGATGAGTCAAAGTGGTCAAGGTGTTGCTGGAAAAGTTAAACTTGAAGACAATGATGATGAAGAAGAAAGTGGCGATGATGAGGGAGGAGAATCTTCAAACACTAAAATTATTGCCGACGGTATGATTTTTCCTATCCTATGTCATGAAATTATTAAAGGTATTGAAGAAGCAAAAGGTAGATATGGATTACCTCAAGACCCTGAAATGGCTCAAAGAGTTATGGGTCAAACAGACCTCCTGTCAAACGAACCTATGCAACTTAGAATAGGTCCTGAGATTGTTGAAAAAATCAGGTTTGCATTACCTGATGAAATGTATTCAGAATCAAACAAGGGCCTGATAAACTGGTTTCACACTGTATTATACCAGATACCAGCCGAAGAGTTTTTAGAATTAATCGGACTTGCAATTTCAGAGGATGAATCAAAAGTTAGAAAAGCAACTTCAAAATTCAAAGAAATTATGAGAGAAGCTCAACAACTTAAAACCGAGTACGACGACTACAAACAAAGTAATGACGATGAAGAAATGAGTGATTTCTTAGGTAGTTTAGGACCTGGTGATTCAGACGATGATGACGAGGACGATGGACTTGATGATTTCTTTAGCGGTTTAGGTATATCGAGACCTAAATAACTAAATGTGTGACTAAAGAACAATTAATTATAGAATATACGAAGTGTATGAGGAGTACTCCTTACGCACTTCGTACTTATTTACAAACATACGACAACACAGTCTCTAAGTATGTTCCATTGGATTTATTTCCAGACCAAGTTTCCCTATTAGAAGATTACGAAAACTACAACGAAAACATCGCCTTGAAGTATCGTCAGGCAGGTGTATCTACAGTTACAGCCGCTTGGGCGTCAAAAAAACTTGCATTTGCAAGAAAAGAAAAACCTGAAAAAATTCTAATCATTGCCAACAAGTTGGATACCTCCATGGAGATGGCAAATAAGGTTAGAAGTTTTACAGAACAATGGCCTGCTTGGGTTGGTATTGGATTCTCTGTGGAAAAAAATTCACAAAGACACTTTAAACTTAACAACGGATGTGAAGTTAAGGCGGTTGCAACTTCAAAAGATGCTTTGAGGGGATATACCCCAACCATTCTTATTTTTGATGAGGCGGCGTTTATCGAGGCTGACGGAGATTTCTGGTCAGCGTGTATGGCCTCACTATCAACGGGAGGTAAAGTTATTGTTGTATCCACACCAAACGGTTACGACCCAATCTATTACGAAATTTATGACCAAGCCTTACGAGGTATGAACGATTTCAAAATCTCTGAAATGTTTTGGTTCAGAGACCCTCGATATACAAAAGACCTTTACATGGTTAAGACAAATGATTTAGTTCATTATCTATTGAACAGGGAAGATTATCCAGTTGATGTTTTGATAGACTTATCTATGGATAATCCATATGAGAGAGACCATAGTGTTGTAAAAAATTATGTTGAGCAAGGGTACAAACCGTGTTCTTCATGGTTTGAGAGTATGGTAAAAAAACTTAAATACGATAGACGTAAAGTGGCTCAGGAGTTGGAATGTAATTTCTTGGGTTCAGGGGATAACGTATTTGATTCTGAGTTAATGCAGAATATTTCTAAAAATCAATTAAGAGACCCTCAAGCAAAATTGATGGGTAATTCCTTGTGGATTTTTAAAGAACCAGTTAATGGACATAAGTACGTAATGGGTGTCGACGTTTCAAGAGGAGATTCAGAAGATTTTTCATCAATAGAAATTATTGATTTTGACGATAGAGAACAAGTTTTTGAATATGTTGGAAAAATACCTCCAGATATATTAGCTGAAATTGCCTACAAGTGGGGTACAATGTATAATGCTTATTGTGTAATTGATATTACAGGTGGTATGGGAGTTTCAACCGCAAGAAAAATGCAAGAACTTCAATACGAAGGGGGATTATATGTTGATGGTGTTGATACAACAAACAAATGGAAATGGGACCCAAAAATTAATGACAAAATACCTGGTATTAATTTTAACACAAAAAGGGTTCAAATTATTGCGGCATTTGAGGAAGCGGTTAGACACGGGTTTAAAATATATTCTCATAGGACTTACAACGAAATGAATACTTTTGTTTACATAAACGGAAGACCTGACCACCAAAAAGGACAACACGATGACTGTATAATGGGTTTATCTATGGCAATATACATTGCAGAAAAATCATTTGCGTCTTTAAGTAAAGTTGTTAATCATACAAAGGCAATGTTGAATTCATGGTCTACTGTTATGAGTGAAAATAAAAACACGTCAGAATTTTTTAATCCGATGGTTCCCCAAATGGGAAGAGACCCCCACCTTACGAATAACGGGGCGTCCAAAGCCGATTACCAAAAATATGGGTGGTTATTTGGTGCCAAATAACTATTTATATTATCAAGGTAATAAGTAAACTTATAATATGGCAGAACAGAATATGACGGTTTGGCAACGACTGTCACAAACATTTGGACCGAACTCACTTTTACAACAGGATTATCCAACATTCAAGTTTGATAAAAAGGAACTTCTACGCACAAAAAGTAGAGAAGAATACGAGAAAGAAAAACTTCAGGCACAACAAACTTATTATCTTACTAATCAGTGGACAAAGGTAGAAAACAACCTTTATTCACAAGCAATTTATTATGAACCAACAAGATTATCGGCTCAGTATGATTATGAATCAATGGAGTATACTCCTGAGATTTCTGCCGCATTAGATATCTACGCTGAGGAATCAACAACCACTAATGAAGATGGATTCATCTTACAGATATATTCAGAATCAAAAAGAATTAAAGGTGTGTTGGCCGACTTATTTAACAACGCCTTAGACATCAACACTAACTTACCAATGTGGACTAGAAACACTTGTAAGTACGGTGATAACTTTGTTTATTTAAAATTAGACCCTGAAAAAGGAATTGTTGGAGTACAACAATTACCTACAATTGAAATTGAAAGACATGAGGTAGGTGCAAGTGGTAAAATTGCAACGGACGTAAAACAAGAAGTTGATAAGGATAGAAAGGCTCTACATTTCACTTGGAAGAACAAAAACATGGAATTCCAATCATGGGAAATTGCTCACTTTAGATTATTGGGTGATGATAGAAAACTTCCTTATGGTACTTCTATGTTGGAAAAAGCAAGAAGAATTTGGAAACAACTTTTATTATCGGAAGACGCGATGTTGATTTATCGTACATCAAGAGCACCTGAAAGAAGAATGTTCAAGGTATTTGTTGGAAATATGAATGACGATGATGTTGAAGCATATGTACAACGTGTTGCCAACAAATTTAAAAGAGAGCAAATTGTAGATAGTAAGACAGGTAATGTAGATATGAGATTCAACCAAATGGCGGTTGACCAAGATTACTTCATCCCTGTACGTGACCCAGCAGCACCAGACCCAATTACAACATTACCTGGTGCAACTAACCTATCTGAAATTGCAGATATTGAATATATCCAAAAGAAACTATTAACTGCTCTTCGTGTACCTAAGGCATTCTTAGGATTTGAGGAAGTTGTTGGTGATGGTAAAAACTTGGCACTACAAGACATTAGATTCGCTCGTACAATCAACAGAATCCAAAAGAGTATGTTAGCAGAGTTGAACAAAATTGCAATCGTTCACTTATTTTTATTAGGATTTGAAGATGAATTATCAAACTTTACAATAGGATTAACAAATCCATCAACTCAAGCGGATTTATTAAAAATTGATGTTTGGAAAGAAAAGGTATTGTTATACAAAGATTTGGTTGCTGACCCAGGAAACGGTATTCAGGCAACTTCATCTACATGGGCTAAGAAACATATCTTTGGTTGGTCTGATGAAGAAGTTCGTCTTGACTTACAACAACAAAGAATTGAAAGAGCGGTTGGGGAAGAACTTAAGGCAACACCTACTGTTATTACCAAGACAGGTTTATTTGATAATATTGATAAACTTTATGGAAGTGCAACAGGTGCAACACCAAGTGCAGGAGCGGCAACAACTCCTGATGGAGGTGAAGAATTGGCACCACCACCATCATTTGGTGGAGGTGATTTATCAGGAGGAGAACCTCCATTACCTGAAGCCCCACCAGCTGAAGCTCCACCAGCAGGAGGAGAAGTAACACCAGAATCAAAAATGAAAGACCTTAATATTTTGGTTGAAAATAATCTAATTGAGGGGGCGGAAATGATAAATTTAGGTCACGGACAAGATTCTTTAGGAGAAATTTCAAAAGAATTGGATAAGTTATTAAATTCATAATATTTATTTGAAAAAGAACAAAATGACCTTTGGAGCCGTAAAATCCCTTATTGAAAAAAATCTTTTGGAGTCCTACAAAAATGAAAAGGAATTCAAGAAGACATTGAGAGAATTCAAACACAATGTTTTGAGTAATAAATCTATGTCTAAGGCGTATACTATATACGACCAGTTAAGTACTCCACAAGGTTTAAGTGAACAGGACGCTAAATATTTTATTGAAGAGGGAATCAATATTTTAAACAAAGTGTTACCAACAGTAAAACTTCCGTCAAACGTTTCTGAAAAAACTGAAAATAATTATTCGGATATTGATACTTTAGTTTATAGCCAAAGAATTAATTTAGTTGAAAGGGTTAATGCTAAAAAGAACCTAATTAAAATTCTAACATCTAATAAAGAATCAATTAAGGAAAGTGTGAATATTCCAATAAGTTCTATGGTTACGGTTGCAAACCAAACCATTAGAAATTATATAGAAACATTAGATGAAAACTCTAAAAAAGAATTTTTTCAATTAGTGTCTGAAGATACAAAAGTTTTAGAAACTAAATTTGAAACTATTCGTGAAAGTGCAATTTCTAAATTAAATAATATTTTAGAAAAAGAAGAAGCTGAAGAAATGAAAACAAGAATTTCTGAAACTATAGACAAAGTTAAACTCGAGAAGTTTGACCAACTTAACTTTTTAAAATTAAAGAATTTAGAAGAATCAATTTAATTCTGAATTTTTGCGTTGTATGTATTTTGCCTTTAAAATCTGTGCTCTTCTAAGTACAGATTTTTTTGTATACTCTTTTTTCTCAAACAACTTTTGAGTTTGTTTTGTTTTGATTACTTTTGATTTTAGGGTCTTAAGAGCTCTCTCAAGATTTTCCCCTTGGTTGATTTTTACTATTAACATATTCTAGAAATATCTCCGATTTAAAAAAAATTTTGACAATTAGGTATATATGTCGTATTTTTTGATTAACAAAATAAACGTATATAATATGAACATTAATGAAAAAAGGAAAAAGTGTAAAGCTTAACCTATTCAATCCCATTAAGTCTGTGTATGGAACTGTTGATTCTAAAAATTTAAAATCGGTATACATTAACATTCAATCGTGGGTAACACCAAAAGATGACTACGATAATTGGAACAGAGTTGTTTCAAACTTAGGAAGAGAAATAAAACATTCTGTTTTCGAATCCATAAACCCAAAACTATTTAAAGAAAAAAGTATTGTTGATTTAGACCTAAGGACAAGTGGAATATCAAAAGGAAAAAAATCTTTTTTTAATTTAGAAATTAACTTATATACCTTATGTGAAATGGATTTTAAATGTAATGAAATTAAAGATTCAGTAAAAACTATAGTAAAATCGGTATACAAAAATAACGTAATACAAAACAAATACTTTGAATTTTCAAACTCAAAAAAAGAAGTTACTCAATAAACTATTCAAAACGGTATATTTATCTTAAAAGATTAGATGAAAAATTTAAGAATTTTAGAGGCCAGCGAGATTGGTCATGGTATATTGATTGAAATGGATGCTGGATTTGTTTCCCCAACCGATGTTCGTAACATTGAAGTATTAAAAGAAGCAACAAATCTTGATTATAGAAATCCTTTCGAATTTTACGCGGTACTTCAGAAATACGATACACCAAATAGAAACGGTAGAACTTATCCTGAAAGAATATTAAAAAGAGAAGCCGAAAGATATAAACAATCCATTGCTAAAGGATTATCAACTTCAGAATTAAATCACCCTGAATCATCACTTATTGACTTAGATAGAGTGTCTCACATTATCACAGATATTTGGTGGGACAAAAATATCTTAATGGGTAAGTTAAAATTATTAACTTCTCCAGGGTTTCATGAAAGAGGAATTGTTTCAACAAAAGGAGACATTGCAGCAAATTTAATGAGACAAGGTGTTACTATGGGAGTATCATCAAGAGGGGTTGGTTCACTTAAAAAAGTTGGAGAAAGAAATGAAGTTCAAGATGATTTTGAACTTATATGTTTTGACTTAGTTTCGTCACCATCTACACCAGGAGCTTATTTGTTTTCAAATCCTGATGACAGAAATAAGTATGAGGAAAATTTAGACGAAGAAATAAAAACAAAACAAGGAAATGATTATGTTGAAAAATCAGTTGACTTAATGAAAAAATTGAACGATTTTTTAGGAAAATAAAATTATGGAAGAAAAATATTTTGTAGCAAAAATTCAGTACGATTTCCCTGATGAAAATTCAGGAAAGATTAAAAAAATCAGAGAAGAAAAACTTGTAAAAGGTTTTTCAGTTACAGACGTTGAAGCGAAAGTAACAAAAAAATACGAGGGGTTCACACATGATTGGAGAATCACTGCGGTGTCTGAAAGTAAAATCGATGAAGTTATTGAATAATTGACTTAAACGTTAATTAATTTAAAAGTGGTCTTAATGACCACTTTTTTTGTTTGGGGGATATTTATATAAAAAAAATATATGAATTTCTTAGCAATATTAGGGACTACCCCATCTCAACAACAACATGTTATTTCTGCCAATACTTGGTCATCTTGTTTGGCGTATTGTGAAGGTACTGGTTTAAGTATTAACTCAATACAATTGATTCCTCAAGCTACAATTCACTATAATGTTGTTGGAACAAATTCTTATCAGGTTACCGCATTGGATGCATTAGGTACCCCAATAATATGCATAGTTTGGGAAACCAATTTTGATTCACTCACATCTTGGTTGGATTCACAAGGATATCAATTAGTTAAATCAGTACAACAATCAAATAAATCTTACGTAGTGGTATAATCAAAATGAATTTTTTTTCATTTTGACACTATTTATATGATAAATTAAATAATTTTTTCATGCAAGAAAATAAAAACTTAGTACAAGAGGCGCTCATTCAAATGAAAAATGTTGAGGAGGCTATCGCCGAGAATGCAAAAGGAATACTTGCTTCAACTATGAAGGAAGAAATCAATCAGTTAGTAAAAGAATCTCTATCAGAACAAGATATGGAAGATGAGGTTGAATTAGATGTAGACATGGACGACGAAGACGTTGACATGGATACTGATAATGAGGATGATATGGAAATGGACATGGAATTTGACATGGACATGGATATGGATTCTGAAGAAAGTCCAATAGATTTGACTGACGCTTCTGACGAAGAAATTCTTAAGGTGTTTAAGGCTATGGGTGAAGAAGACGGAATCATCGTTAAAAAAGATGGTGAAGATATTCACTTAACTGACAACGACGCTGATGCAGAATATTTAGTTAAGCTTGGTGAGTCTGAGGAAGAAATGGATGAAACTATGATAGATGAAATCGATGAAATGGATGTTGATACTGAAGATGTAATCAACGCAATTTTCTCAAAAGACGGAGACGTTGAAGATATCGACGTTGACCAAGACGAAGAAGTTATGTATGAAATCGAGTTTGATTCAGAAGACGACATGATGGAATCAGATGATGAGGACATGATGGAAGAAGAAGATGAAGACGACATGATGGAATCAGAAGACGAAGACATGATGGAATCAGATGATGAAGACATGATGGAATCAGAAGATGAAGACATGATGGAAGAAGACGACGAAGAAGATTTGGACGAATCTTACAACCATAGAAGAGCTGTTAGAGAAGGTAAATCGACAGTAAAACCTAAAGGTGTTGGAATTGGCTCAGGACCTAAATTCACTTACAAAGATAAAGCTGCAGGTGGATTTAAAGAGGACAAAAAAGAAGGTCCTAAATCAGTAGGTACTGGTAAAGCAAAATTCGAATACAAGAAAGGCGCAAATATGGAAGGCAAGTCAAAAGTTGTTAAAGCAGAAACAAAAGAAGGTCAAGGATACAAAGACAAGGAAGATGAAAGGTTATCAATGAAGCACGGTAAAATTGCTCCAAAAAACCTTAAAACGACTAAAGCTCGTAGAGATGACGCAGGTTTTGAAAAAAGAGAAACCAAAGAAGCTGCTAGAACTTATGGCATGGGTTCAAAAGAAGGTAGAGGTCTAAGAAAAGGCATCACAAATAACAGAAACTATGTTTATGGTAAAAGTGGTGTTAAAGTAGAATCTACTCAAGAAGAAGTTAATATGTTGAGAGAAAAGAATGAAGAATACAGAAAAGCGTTAAATATTTTCAGAGAAAAGCTTAACGAAGTTGCAATCTTCAACTCAAACTTAGCATATGCAACTAGATTATTCACAGAACATTCGACTACTAAAAAAGAAAAAATAAATATTCTTAGAAGATTTGATAATGTAGAAACTTTGAAAGAATCAAAAAATCTTTACAAGTCAATTAAAGATGAATTATCTAAAACTGAATCAACACCAATTAACGAATCAGTTGAAACAAAATTAAACAAAAACGTTTCAACAGGTTCATCAACTACCTTAATTGAATCAAAAACTTACGAAAATCCTCAGTTCATGAGAATGAAGGATTTAATGAGTAAAATTGGGTAATAAAAAATAAATTAAAACAAACAAATACTAAAATGGGAGCATTATTAGAATCAGGTCTTGTTGGTAACATCGGTCTTAAGCACCTTAAAGTTATCAAAGAAGATACAATCAACAAATGGGACAAATTAGGATTCTTAGAGGGTCTTAAAGGTCACATGAGAGAGAACGTAGCTCAACTTTACGAAAACCAAGCTTCACACTTAATTAACGAAGCATCATCTACATCTGATACAGGTGCATTTGAAACAGTTGTTTTCCCTATCGTTAGAAGAGTTTTCTCTAAATTATTAGCAAACGATATCGTTTCAGTACAAGCTATGAACTTACCAATCGGTAAATTATTCTACTTCGTACCTAACATTCAGTCTTATGAGAATGCACAAAATCAGCACTGGGCACCTTACGGTTCACCAAACGCAGCTGCTAACCAAACTCCAAACTCAGGTTATGACTATAACAACACAAAAGACCTTTACGATAGATTCTATGAAGGTAACGAACCAGCGTTAGACCCACCAGGTTTATTCGACTATTCAAAAGGACAGTTTTCTGCAATCACAGCTCCTGTAACTACAGTTGCTTGGTTAGCTGATAATTTAGTTCCTTCTGCTTATACTCAATCTGATTACAGAAAAGTATTAGTAGTTATGTCAGGTTTCGCATCTGATGGAGCAGGTAAATTAATCGGTCCTGATGGTCAACCAATGGATAACGAAGCTTTCTTATCTGATTTGACAATCTATGGTGTTTCTGGAAACACAACAACTTCTGCTAACACAACTAACCCTTATTTATTCAGAGTTGTAACTCAAAGATATGGTAAAGGTATTGTACAGTACGGTAACAACAACGCTACGTTAGTATTCCCTAACAGTAAAACTGATGGTGGTCAATATGACAACTTATGTGATGCTGAAGGAAAAATCTATTTAGAAGTTGATTTACAGGTACCAGTATGTATCACTTGTGGTGGTTCATTAGACGGTTACACAGGTTCTACATTCGTATCAACAGTTGATACATCAAACGCATTCACAGCAACTTATAGAATCTATAAGAACTTAGAATTCGAAGATAGAATCGGTGAGGTTTCTTTCGACCTTATGTCAGTAACAGTTTCTGTAACTGAAAGAAAATTAAGAGCACAATGGTCTCCAGAAATGGCACAAGACGTTGCGGCATTCCACAACATCGATGCTGAAGCTGAATTAACAGCTTTATTATCTGAGCAAGTTGCGGCTGAAATCGATAGAGAAATCTTGAGAGACCTTAGAAAAGGTGCGGCTTGGAACTTAAGATGGGATTACAACGGTTGGAAGAGATTAGGTTCTTCTGCAGTACCTTATACTCAGAAAGACTGGAACCAAACGCTTATCACAGCGATTAACCAAATTTCAGCTCAAATCCACAAATCTACCTTGAGAGGTGGAGCTAACTGGATTGTTGTATCTTCTGAAATCAGTGCAATTTTTGATGACTTGGAATATTTCCACGTATCAAACGCAGCTCCTGAGCAAGACCAATACAACATGGGTATTGAGAGAGTTGGTACATTAGCAGGTCGTTACCAAGTGTATAGAGACCCTTACTTCCCACCTAACCAAGTGTTAATGGGTCACAAAGGTACATCTTTACTTGACACAGGTTACATCTACGCACCATACGTACCTCTACAATTAACTCCAACAATGTACAACCCATTCAACTTTACACCAATCAAAGGTATCATGACTAGATACGCTAAGAAAATGGTGAACAACAGATTCTACGGAAGAATCACAGTTGATGGTGTTAGAACATTTGACTTGAGAGAATTGAGATAATCTATGGTCTAACCAATATTAAAAAGGGTCCCAATGGGACCCTTTTTTTTATTATATGATATTTATTAATATGATTAAACAAAATTGGAATATAGTTGAAAGTGAAAGATTAAGAATTCTTAATTTACACGAGTCTGCAACAAAAAATTTATATTTGTCAGAACAAACATCTGTTGTTGTTGGTACCGAAACTAAAACTGAAAATAAAAATTTCCCAACAACAAAATTAGGTGATAAGTTTGGGTTTGGTAAATATGAATCAGACGCTGTAAAAAAATCATTATCCGACTTAAAGCCTCAAATTGAAAATTTTATTAAAGATTCAGATTCTTCAAAATTTACAGTTAATATTAGTGCGGGAGAATCACTAGTAACAAACCCAAAAGGTTTTGAAGAAAAAGGTAGTTTAGCTTTAGCTAGAGCTAACAGTATAAAAAATTATTTTGAGGAGTTATTCCCTGATTTGATTAAAAGTGGGACATTAGTTATTAATGCCCCTAAGGACGTAAAAGAAGTTAAGATTGGTCAAACGCCATATAATAGAGCCAAATCAGAAGAATTTAAACAAAAATATGCTGAAGCGTATTCTAAAGAACAATTTGTAGATTTTGATATAGTTGGACAGGGTACTAAAACTACAACAAGTACAAAAACAAAATTACTCTGTAATACGACTCCGTTAAATGCTGGAGGGGGATACCTACTACCTAAAAATGATTATACGAAAATTTATGATAAGACATTAGGTGCTGGTGAGGGTAATGTTTTCATTTCATATGAAACTTATTATCAACCTGACATAATATACTTTGAGTATAATGGAAAAACATATGGAGACGCCATGTTTAGAGGAGATTCTTCAGATGAGTATAGAATATTTTTAGGAACCGCATTAATGGCAAAATATGGAGGAGGACCATTACCATCTCAATACGGGGACACAACTTATGAAAGAATAAGTATGGATGACCCAAGATTGTCCGCAGCATTACCAGCAATGAAAGATTGGAAACTAGAGGATAGTTTCAAAAATACTTTTAGATTTCCACCTTTAGGTAATGAAAATTATATGAAAGCGTTTAGTGAGTTTGATGATGACGGTCGAAAAGGTAAACTTTTTAAAAAATTGGGACCAGATTTTCCTTGGGGAATTGTGACATCCGAAATTGGCGGTAATATTGTTAAAAACTTAGGGCCGATTCCCAAAGTCGACGGTCTTGATAGTATTAAGGTTATTAATGTTTGCCCTGTTGGTTCTACGTCGTGGAAGATTTTTTTTAATTGTAAACCAATTTAATAATTCAGGATACATTAATTTTATTTCTGATTCGCCTAAAGTAATGTAATTTTCTTTTTTAAAGTCATAATAAGTTATTTCATGGACTCTAAATGAGTCCATTTTTTCTTCCCACACAACAAAAGTTATGTCTTGATTAATTTTTTCTGAAAGGTATTTAACCAAAGGACTACCCTCAGTTTTCTTTTGTCCAAAAGAAAC